TCAACTTCAATAGATGCAGGAATTGTTGTCAGACCTGGTTCTGTTATTGAAATAAACGATCCAGTAAGAGCAGGAGCTAGAAGAGGTGGTCGTGTTGTATCTGCGACAACTACTGCTATTACTATTGATGCAGAAGCACAAACAACTCTGCCAGCTTTAAATGATAACCCAACTATTAGTGTAATTTTGTCTGATGGGTCAGTTGAATCTAAAAGTATATCTGATATTACAGGAGCAGTTTTAACAGTAAGTTCTGCTTTTTCTTCTGCACCAAATGTAAATGCACCCTATCTAATATCCAGTACAACTTTACAAACTCAGTTATTTAGAGTTATTCAAGTTGAAGAGCAAGATGATATTAATTATGTAATTTCTGCATTGTCTTATGTCGAAGGTAAATATGCGTTTATCGAAAATGGAACTGCTTTACCAACAAGAACTATATCAGTATTAAATGCTCCTGTATCTCCTCCTAGCAACTTAACAGTTACAGAACAGACAGTTGTTATTAATAGTATTGCTAGAAGTAAACTTATCGTTGATTGGCAACCAGTTCAAGGTGTAACTCAGTATTTAGTTAATTACAAATTAGAAAATGGTAACTACGTTTCTCAAGTTGTATTTAGTAGTGATTTTGAAATCTTAGATACTGTAAAAGGAGTATATACAATTCAAGTATTTTCTTACAATGCAGGATTAATTTTATCATCTCAGTTTACAGAGACAACATTTACTGCTCAAGGTAAGACTGCATTACCAGAGAATGTTTCTGGCCTTACTATTGAACCTATTAATGAACAGTTTGTAAGATTAAGATTTACACAAGCAACTGCTATTGATGTTCTTCATGGTGGTCGAGTTTATATAAGGCACTCTAATCAAACTGGAAATAATGCTACGTTCCAATCTGCCCAAGATGTAATTGAAGCTGTAGCTGGTAACTCAACAGAAAGCATTGTTCCTGCACTTGTTGGAACCTACTTATTAAAGTTTCAAGATGATGGTGGTAGATTTAGTGCTACAGAAGCAAAAGTAGAGCTATCTTTAGTTGATATTTTAGATTCTATTACAGTTAAAACTGACAGAGAAGATACAGATGGAACACCATATAACGGAACTAAATCAAATGTTACTTACGATTCATCTCTTGGTGGATTAAAACTTACAGACCCAACAGCAAATGCTACTGGTACTTATGATTTTGTAGATACTCTTGATCTTGGTGGTACATTCTCACTTGTCTTAAAAAGACATTTTCAAGGAGAAGGTTTTTATGTAGGAGATGCTTTTGATAATAGGACAGACAATATAGACACATGGACAGACTTTGATGGCACAGTTGCAAATGAAGCTAATGCAAAAATAGCTGTACGAACCACAACTGACAATCCTAGTGGTTCACCTACATATTCATCTTTTAATGATTTTGCTAATGGAACATTTAAAGGTAGAGGCTTTCAATTTAGGATTACATTAAATACAGCAGATACGGCACAAAATATGAATCTTCAACAAGCAGGATATACAGCAACAATGCCATCAAGAACTGAACAATCATCTGTTATAGCATCAGGAGCAGGAGCAAAAGCTGTTACATTTACAGCACCATTTTTTGTTGGAACTTCTGGATTAGGCAATCTTAATAGTTTCTTGCCTTCTGTTAATATTTCTCCACAGAATATGGCAACAGGTGATTATTTTGAACTTAGCAGTATATCTGGAACTGGCTTTACAGTTCACTTTAAAAACTCAAGTAATGCTAGTATTGATAGGAACTTTACCTACAGTGCTGTTGGTTTCGGCAAAGGAGGTTAACATGGAGAAAAATAGTATTTAATTGTGGCTGACGTAACTAATTACACTATTGAAAATGCTTCTGGAGCCAATGTAAGAACTGATCTTAATAATGTTTTTGCTGCGATCCAATCAAGTAATTCAAAATCTACTGACTTAGCTTCGAGTCAATGTGTAGCTGGTATGCCATTTTTAAATACCACTACAAATATTTATAAAATAAGAAATTCAAGTAATGGTGGTTTTACTGAAATAGGAAATATAGATTTACCTAATTTAGGTTTATTGTCTAAAGCTGGCGGTACTATGACAGGAGTTTTAAAACTTGATGATTCAAGTGGTGCTTCTGCTCCAGCTTTATCCTTTGACGGAGATGGAGATTTAGGATTATTTAGAAAATCTGCAAATGTAATGGGATTTTCTTCTAGCGGAACAGAAAGATTAATAATGGATTCGAGTGGTATAACATTACAGGCTCAAAGTGATTTACGTTTTGCTGATGCTGATAGTAGTAATTATGTAGGATTTCAAGCACCAGCCACAGTTTCTTCTAACGTAGTATGGACTTTACCAGCTACCGATGCTTCTGTTTCTGGTTATGCTCTTGTATCTGATGCTTCTGGAACGCTAAGTTGGGCTGCTGCTGGAGCAGGTGCTCAAGGTGCTGGAAGTGACAATATTTTCTGGGAAAACGACCAAACAGTAACTCAGAGTTATACTATTACTAACGGACAAAATGCTGGCAGCTTTGGTCCTATTACTATACAATCAGGGGTAACAGTTACAGTTGGTGCTGGTGAAACCTGGACAGTCGTTTAAATTATGAGCACATTAAAAGTCAACAGCATAATACCAGTTGCAGGAGTACCGACAGGCGGCGGTGGTGGAATAGTTCAAATTAAAACAGCAACTAAAACAGATGCTTTTACTTCTACTTCAACTAGCTTTGTTGATATAACTGGATTAAGTGTAGATATGGCTGTAACTAATTCTAGTCATAAAATACTTATTATTTTTGATGTAACTTTTGGTGGTAACTGGTGGTTAGCAGGGCCATGTTCTTTAATCATAGTTCAAGATAGCACAAGTATTGGAGTTGGAACTAGTGGTGCTGATACTGCTCGTAATCCAACTGTATTTGCAAACTATTATGCTAATGGCACTACAAATAGTCAATACAATATAGGTTCATCATCTTCACAGTTTTTATTTTCTCCAAGCGATACTAGTAACCATACATACAAATTACAGGGAAGAATCCAAAGTAGTGCTGGGAAATTTACAATTAATAGAACAGCAGGTGACTCAAATTATGGTGCTATATCAACACTAACTCTTATGGAGGTGTCAGCATGATTACTTCCGTGTATAATCTAATTAAAAACTGATTATGTCCTTAGATCACGAAGCAATTTACAAAGCATACGCTGGAACGGTAGTTTCTATTGATGATGGTGCTGGTGCTTTTGATGCAAGCGGTAATTCTGTAACTTTAGATCAATCTCTTGTAGATGCTGCAAGAGCTACTTTAGATGCCGAAGCTGCTGCGACCTTGTACCAACGTCAAAGAACAGGTGAAGCTAGAACAACAGACACTATTTATGCTTCTATAGGAGATCAGTTAGACATGATGTATAAAGACGCTATCAATGGAACGACTACATGGAAAGATCATGTTGCTGCTGTAAAAGCTAAATATCCCAAGCCATGAGTACATTAAAAGTTAATACACTACAAGATACGTCTGGAAATAATCTTACGAGAATTGGGCAAATTGTAGAAACTAAAATTACTGATACTAAATCACTTGCAGCCACAAATAGTTGGCAAGATATGTCAGGTTTCAATGTCAGTATTACTCCTACTGCTACGAATAGTAAAATTTTAGTAAAAGCAATGGTAAACCATTCAAATAGAACAAATCATACTGGTGGTCGGCTTGTTAGAAGTGTAGGAGGTACAGTTACAGTTCCTACTGGTTGGGTTGGTGACTCTGATGGCAGTAGAACTCAAAGTTCATTAGGCAACATATACGATCTTTGGTACTCTGGTGTTGATTCAAATGCTGCGGTTAGTTTTGAAATGATAGATGACAGCCACAATACAACCTCTGCAATAACTTACAAATTACAATTTTTTACTTATCAAAGCGGAAGTTACATTGTTTATCTTAATAGACCGACTGCTGATGCAGACGCAGCTTATTCATATCGAGCAGTTTCATCAATTATCGCAATGGAGATACTACAATGAGCCAACTTAAAGTGAATTCAATCGTTCCAGCAGGTGGTCTGCCAAGTGGTGCTAATGGTGGAATTATTCAAGTTATACAAACAGTTAAAACAGATACTTTCAGTACATCTTCAGGCTCATTTACAGATATAACAGGATTAAGCGTTTCTATTACGCCAAGTTCAAATTCTAATAAAATTTTAGTAATTGTTGATTTAATGGTTGGAAGTGACAATGATAGTCAGTGTATGTTTCTTTTGAAAAGAGGTTCAACATCTATTAATTTTGGAGATAATGATGGTTCTAGAAGTCAAAATTTTGCTGAAATAGAAGGTGCCGAAGATTATGGCCAAACAAGTTGCTCAACTCATTTTTTAGATTCTCCAGCCACAACATCAGCAACTACTTATAAAGTGATGATGAGAGTCACAGGAAGTACGCATTTTCTAAATAGAAGTCAATCAGATTCAAATAATAGTAATGAATCAAGAACAACATCATCAATTACAGTAATGGAAGTTAGTGCATAATGGCAATAATTCCAGGCAAGAAAAATTTTACTGTTGATAGGAGAGCAGATTTTCCTATCAAATTAACATTTAAAGATTCAACTGGATCGGCAATAAATTTAACTGGATATACTGTAGCTGCACAAGTTTATGATGAATCACGCTCCACAAAATATGCAGATTGGGCTATAACTTACACAGATAGAGTTAATGGAA